CCATACAGTTTCTTTACAAGCTGAATGATTTCTCCACGTTCTCCCCTACCACCACTATCCTTCCACAGAAACTCTCGGTCTGGATACTTCAGGGAAGGATAGATGGCAAAAGAGGGTGTTTCATCATCGTCACGCAACGGAGACAAGTAATTCTGCTTTATGTCAGGCTCAAACTCTAAGTAATGGCAGTACAATGTGTACTCATCCACGAACTCGAGAATGTTGTCTACATCAATTAGAGTAGTCCCCATAGGATAGAAAGTAAACGGATTAAGCAAACGGGTTCGTGGCCTCGGCAGCTGCCGCTGTAGAGCCACTTTTCTTCTCAGCCTTATCAACTGAAGAAGGGGTGGGGTCATCTAATCCGTTGTCAATTTCCCATTTGCTAAATTTCACCTTGCTCTGTTCGGCAGGTATGTTGGCATGTTCCACAAACGTCTCGGCAAATTTGCCTGGGTCAGGAATGGTAGCGAAGTGCTTTTCCTTGCTCTGGCGTATCAGCTTGAAACGGAGTGGTGTGGTTTTGTCGTTCTGGAACGGTGCTATCAGTTGCACGAACCGGCCAGCGAGGTTGTCGTAGATACGGTTCAACACGTCTTGGTCAAGAATGCGTGTTTCGTAGTTTTCTGGGGTAACGCCCGTGCCTGCAAATTGAATGTCAAAGTTATTCAAGTCAATGGCGTCAGTGGTAAGGAACTGCTCAAGTATCTGTGTAAGGATATTCTTGAGCTTCTTCAAGTCCCTGTGCAGCATTTCTGCCTTTTGGGCCTGTGTCATTTCCTCTTTCTTAGGTAGCAACGGCCCGAATATCTGCAAGGAAAGGTTTGAGCTGTCACCTACCACGCCCGCTGTCAGGGCCTCGTCAAACAGGCTCTTCTTACTCGCCTCTGCAAGCTCGATTACCAGCCTTTTCTTGTCATTGATTACTGCACTCTTGATTACAACGTTGTTGTTGATGCCGACTGTGATTGCCATACTGTATGTATTGGATTTGCGAATTACGAATTGTGAATTTGTAAAAGGAATGGACGGCTAAGTTACTGCCGTCCATTCTGAAAATGCATTACTCAAATGGGTTGGCAGAAACGGCCATAGCTGCCGCTTCCACTTCCACATCTTCTGCTTCTTGCTGGTTATCAGCCAGTTGTGCCGCGTTTTGAGCGTCGCCGTCAGCTACAGGCTGTATAGAGCTTAATGGTACCAAAGCGTAAAACGCTGTGTTCTCCCTGCGTTGGGTTGTCACTTGGCCGGCGTTTTTGCCGCGGCTTACTTTCTTGGGTATGTTAGTGATGGACTTAGCCCAAGGCAAGCCAGTGGCAGGGTTAGCCACAAGCACCAGGTCTACATACTCAGCACCTGCTACCTCAGCCTGGGCCGGGGTACCGTCTTTGGCTTCCATAGCAGGTTTGTAAAACGTTAGGCCATAGATGTCTTCCACTAACGGTATCAATTCATCCATACCGAAAGTTTTGGCACCCTGGTCAAGCACTGAGGCTTTAGGTTTGCCAGTCTCTTCGTAGGTAGTGCTTGCAAACAAGTCTACTTTGGGCTGGTTGCGACTCACTGGGTTTACCAACAGGATACGCTTGGGTGTGGCAAAATGCGGATACAAGTTAGTGTCAATCACATCAAAGCCGTAGCCCACAAATGGACTGCTCTTATCTGTGTATTCAAGCTGGAACTTTTCTACCAGCTCGGCTGAAGGATACACGCTTCCGTCACGGAATACGCGGATGGCAAGCCCCTCTGGGTTGCGTTGCTTTTTGGCCGGTGCCTTACGTGTTGATGTCTGCTCTGCTACATCGCTGAGTGTAGCGCTCATTAGGAAATCTAACATATACTTGAAATTGAAAACTGAATGATTAATGAATTGGCTGTGGCTTAATAAACCTTGCCGTGTTTATGTGGGCGGGATTGGTTGTACCTGAGCTTCCAAGCTACGTGCTGTTCAAGGTTGATGTTGTACCAAGTACAGAATTTGAAAATAACTGCCAGTACATATCCCCATTGACAGATTGCATTGTGCTTATTCATCATTAACACAACTACATCTACAATACGAAGAACATCAGCGGCAAAGTTTCCAGAAGATTCTCCTGTAACATTGTGGTCTTCTAAAGGAATTTCAAAACCATGACAGTAGTCCAGGATACGGATTACAGTGTCAGCAATTTCATCTTCCACTGTGTCTTTCACTGTACTTAAGAAGCAATCAAGCCACTCAGCATCTGTGTTTACAGAAGACAGAAGACTATATTCTGCTGTACTGATTTCGCCACGTAAGAACTTTAATGCTTGATGGTTTTTGTCAGCCAAAGCCCTCCGTCCTTTTCTGTCAGCTTCTACAGCTTCACTCAGTTCAGTGATAATCAGCATCACCATTTCGCCTTTGTTACGGTCTTGCCCGGCTTCCCAAAAGCCTTTGGCTACATTGGTGTCGTAAATTTCCTTTTGGAATTTTAGTATATTTTGCATACTATGCTTGTTTAATTACACGGCTGCTGGCCGAATTGCGGCTGAACATGCGGTGTGTGTTGAACTCTGCCAGCACAATGCGTGGGAACCAGAGCAGGAATGATGTGATACGCTGCCCGAACTCGTTACGGGAGTCAGCGATGACTTTAGCTTCTATGGCCATGGTTAAGCGAATATAGCTTTCGAAATTTTTAAGGCTGATTTAACTCCTTCAGGTAGAGCAGAGTTTGCTGGCGCTGCAGACAAAGTAGCTGGGTCAATTCCAAATACCTCCGGGTAGATGGTAGTCCAACTGAATGGCAAGTCTTTACCAGCCAAATACTTCTGTCTGGCACCCATCACTGCACCATCGTAGGTTTGGAATGACATCCTCAGTTCGCCTTTGTTGTTGCGGTAGAGGTATGTGATGGCATCTGCCCGCGCACATACAATAGATGAAAGCTTACCGGTGAGGGAAATGTCATTCACTTTCACTTCAGCTCCATCTTTCGTGGCTATCAGCTTTTCCTTCACATGTACAATCAGGATGAGGTACGGGCAACAGGCTGCGTAAGCATCTATCACATCCATCACTTCCTGGCGTAAGTAGTAATAGCCGCCCCCATTGGGCAGTTCCAATACAGACCGCCCTTTGAACGATTTGCCGATGGTGGTTTCTTTGTAAGCTTCAGTGGCAGATAGCTCGGCCATGTCTTCCACAGCATCTATCGTGTCAATGGCTATGAATGTATACGGAAACTGGGCTAAGCCTGGCTTACCTACCAGCTTGGCTCCGGCATCTTTAATCAGCTTTGGTACGTATTTTACCTGGGCCATATTGTCAACCTTCATGGCTGTGGTCTCATAGGTGTCTGTGCCATGAGGCTGCTCAGCGTCCACAATAAGGCAGTCAGCCATCTTGGCTAACTCTGTAAGTTGCTCTGTCTTTCCCACCTTGGGAAGGCTGTACATGATAAGGATTTTAGGGCCAATCCTTGTGGCCTTGACGGGGTTAGCCCGTGTTGGGAGTGTTACGCTCATAATGTGTCTAATCGTTTAGCTTCGTCAATGAAGAATTGTAAGGCTGGGTCTAAAGGATGCTCAGGTAAGTCCCAGAACATCCCGGCTATTGGGTTCATAAACAAGGGAAACATCTTGTCTGCAGGGCCGTATCTATTTTTCATGAGATAGGCTGCCAGTAGATGCGATTGTAAGTCGTCAACTGTATAACCGTGGAAGGTCTTTAGGTTATATTGTATAGGCTTCACTAAGCCTATTACAACATCCCCATCGCGATAAGTGTATGAGCTGTCGCCAAAATCTAATCTCTGTGGAGCAATAGCTACCTCAGTTCGCTTTTGCTCCCTGTAAGCACTCATCATGCTTGTGGAGAACTGCTGGATTTGAACAATTGTAGCTTGAAAGATATTACGGAGCTGTACAGAGTACATACTCCACCTATCCATGATTGCTTTGGTGTTGATAGCTCCAGCTTCCACGTTGATAAGCGCCAAATGGTCTACTACCACAAGAGTGAAAGCCCGGGGGTCGTTAGGTTTAAAGCTGCGTATCATGCCTTTCTTCTTACCTTCCTTCGGCACATCACGAATGACAGTGCCTATCTTCTCGTAGTGGTCTTCAATCAGCTTATTCAGCATGCCTGTAGGATGTAGCATGTGGTCAATGATGTCAATGTCTTGTAACATCTCCTCTACCATAGCATACCCCCTAAGCACCATCCGCAGATGCACGTCGGACAAAGGCTGTCCAGGAATACGACCTAAGATGTAGTCAGAGGATAAATCTGCTTTGTACATAC